GTTATTGGCACAGATGTATTGTCGCCATCAGGCTCTGCGGCAAGTCTTACTTCTTTCCCAACGCTTAATCAAAACACAACTGGGAATGCAGCCACAGCCACTAACGTAGCATATTCAGGTCTTACAGGCACTGTGCCAACGTGGAATCAGAACACAACTGGAAATGCAGCCACAGCTACTAATGCCACCACCGCTACAAACGCTACAAACGCTACAAACGCTACAAACGCTACAAACGCAACAACAGCGGCATCATGTTCAGGCAACTCCGCAACAGCTACAAACGTGGCGTACTCGGGTCTTACAGGCACTGTGCCAACGTGGAACCAAAACACAACAGGCAACGCAGCAACAGCTACAACAGCGGCTAACGGCTTTAGACAAATTTATAGCGGAGTTTTAAGCGCAGTTACACCGGGAACTCCCGTTTACACATCTCCGGGTAGGTATTTTGTATGGAATATTTTGTACTCGGCTATTCAGGCAAGGGAAATGCCATCCCCAGATGAGTTTCTTGTCAGAACCACTCTTAACGACTTTTATAGTACAGGTGGCTTCAATACATTTAACATGTTTTCATACGAAAAATATGTAAGGATTGGAAACGCCGTATCTGAATCTCAATTTATATATTTGTTATTTACAAATGAAATTTATCCATTACCTAATAACATTAACTTTACAGTTTTTGTGCAGTCATCTTCCGCTGTAACTTCGCTGTCTTTTACTCAATACGGGTTGTAATTTTAAAGGTTTAATCATGTTGATAATTTACAAAATACTTGCGTTGTCAGATAAAAAAGAAATGGTGGGGTACGACTCCACAGAAAAAGGCAACATCATTTTGTTTACTGAAAACCAATTGCGTGAAATTAACGCAAAACCAGCAGACGAACAAGAAGCATATGCGTTAAGTCTAGCCGCGCCGCAGGAGTAATCATTGACCCCCTCAGCATCCTCTTTGCTGCAAATGCCTGTGTCGCTGCTATCAAGCAGGGATGCAAGCTTTATAAAGACGCTAAAACGTCTTTTATGGAGATCAAAAAGACTGTTGATGAGGTTGCTTCAGATGTCAAAGCAGTCAGAGGATTCTGGGCAAAGCTCTTTGGAAACGTTACCACCGCCGAAGCCAAGCCTGTGGCGAAAAAGAAGGAAGCCTACGTTGCCGTTGACGAAACCCAAGTTATGGCAGACATCGTTACTCAGCTTTCTCAGTTTTTCAAGCTGCAAGAACAGCTTGCTGACCACATAAGGGAAGAGGAAGAGAAGAGCAAAACTGTCTATGACCCTGACGCTAACCTGATGGAAGCTGCCCTAAAACGGGTTATGGCTCAAGACCAGATGGCAGCTTTGGAGGTGGAGATCAGAGAGGCGATGGTATACGGCGCTCCAAAAGAAATGGGAGCTTTGTATTCCAAAGTGTTTGATATGCGGGATGTCATCAAGGTAGAGCAAGACAGGGCAAGGAAGAAGCGGGATGAACAATCATGGCAACGCAAAGAGGAGGAGCGGCTCCTAAAAGAAAGGCAGGCGTACCTGCTGGCGACTATCCTATTCCTCCTGTATCTATGGCTTCTGCTGGGCCTCTTAAGCAGAACTGGGAATTAGTGATGGGCTGGATTGCCGCTTGTTTGCTTGTAGTCGTGTTGCTACCGTTTCTTGGAATGTTGTACATAGATGTGCTTCAAATGAAGCATGAAGCCAAACAGCAGATTGAGAAAATGGAAAAACTGCGTAGAGAACTTGAAAAGGACAAACGAAATGATCCCCATAGTCGCTTCCCTCCTCGGTAGCTTAGCCCAAAACGGCCTTACCCTACTGTCCAGCGCAATCCAAGCCAAGGGCAAAGAAGTCGTAGAGAACGCACTGGGCGTAAAGATACCCGACAACCCAACCGCAGAAGATGTCAGCAACCTGCGCCAGTTGCAGTTTGAGCATGAAGAACGCCTGCTTGAGCTAGGTATTGAGAAAGCAAAGCTGGAGCAGGAAGAGCTTAAATCTTTGCTGGAGGCTCAGGCAAACCAAGAGAACAATGTCAGCGACCGATGGAAAGCTGATATGGCCTCCGACTCATGGCTGTCTAAGAACGTGCGCCCCGGAACCCTTGTTTACTTACTGACGGCCTATTTAATCTTTGCCCTGCTTGACGGCTATGGGTACAAGATCAGCGAGTCCTATGTAAATCTTTTGGGTCAGTGGGGCATGTTGGTGATGACCGCTTACTTTGGCGGCAGGACGGTCGAGAAGGTCATGGAAATGAGGAAGAAATGAGCTTAAGCACCGAACAAGCTGCGTTTTTGCTGGACATGTGTAAGCTAATCCAGTACGCTACAGACCAAGGATTCGTGGTGACCGGCGGGGAACTGGCTCGTACGCCCGAACAGCAAGCCATTTATTTTAAGACGGGGCGTTCCAAGACTATGAATTCCATCCATTTGAAACGGTGCGCCATAGATCTGAACTTCTTCAAAGATGGAAAGATTATTTGGGACAAGGCAATTCTTGCTCCTCTTGGTGCATATTGGGAGTCTTTGCATTCCAAGAACCGCTGGGGCGGAAATTGGAAGTCTTTTGTAGATTGCCCTCACTTTGAACGTAACGTTGGTTAAGAATGCCACTTTCTAAGATACTGTTCAAATCAGGGGTCAACCGCGAAAATACTCGCTATGCCACGGAAGGGGGCTGGTACGACTCCGATAAGGTTCGGTTTCGCCAGGGAAGCGCAGAAAAGATTGGGGGTTGGATACCCTTCTCCACCAACACATTTGAGGGCGTTTGTCGTGCGCTGTGGAGCTGGGTTACCTTGGCCAACGAAGGCCTTGTAGGGGTAGGCACAAACTTAAAATATTACATCAACAGGGGCGGGGCCTTTTTTGACATCACCCCAATTCGCAGCACCGTTGTTTTAACCAACCCGTTCAATGTAGCTAGTGTTGGAACATCTACCGTAAATGTGCTTGATGTAGACCACGGGTGCGCCACTGACAGTTTTGTTACTTTCAGCGGTGCGGGCATCACGGGACTTGGCGGAAACATTACGGCTGCAAAACTAACAGGTGAGTTTCAACTTACCGTAATTGATGACGACAACTACACCATCACGGTTGACGCGGTCAGCAATGCCACAGATGTTGCGGGTTCGCCCGGAGGCGGCACGGTTGTTACCCAATACCAAATCAATGCGGGCCCTGCTTTTCAAATTCCTTACAACGGCTGGAGCGCAGGCACTTGGGGCGGTGGCACTTGGGGCGAAGGAGAGGCAGATGCTAATGCCCTGCAGTTGTGGAATCACCGGAACTTTGGTGAGGATTTAATTTACGGTGCTCGGGGCCAGGGCGTTTATTACTGGGAAGCTAGAAAAGAACTTACTCCAATTCAAATTACTATTTCAATTGGTGCGCCGGGCGTGATTACGCTGCCTGGAACGTTTTCTTTTTTAAACGGAACACTGGTTCAATTTGAATCTACCGGCGCGTTGCCCACGGGACTTGTTGTGGGCACCACTTACTTTGTCCGCGATTCTGTAACCAATACATTTAGTGTGGCCGCCACGATCAGCGGCCCGGCTCTCCCCACCAGTGGTGGTCAATCTGGCCTGCAGTTTATCTCTCAGCGCGGAGTGAACTTGTATGGTGTTGAAGATCCGGAGACCCCGATTGTTCACAACTACCTGTTGGTAACCGACACGCGGTTCGTGGTCCTGTTTGGAACAAACGAGTTTCAAAGCACTACTCTTGACCCCATGCTTATTCGCTGGAGTGATCAGGAAAGTCCATTTGTTTGGGAACCGCGGGCCGCGAACCAAGCAGGCAGTCTGAGGTTGTCGCTAGGCTCAGAAATCGTTGCTGCTGTGCAAACGCGGCAGGAAATTGTGGTGATCACAGACCAAGCTGTTTATTCGATGCAGTACCTTGGCCCCCCGTTTGTGTTTGGTGCGCAGCCTTTGGCAGACAACATTTCTATCATCGGACCCAATGCTGCGGTTGTTGCATCGGGTGTGGTGTATTGGATGGGCGTAGACAAGTTCTATGCTTACGATGGCCGGGTGCAGACACTCAGTTGTGACCTGCGCCGTTACATCTACAACGACATTAATTTAGAGCAGAACCAGCAAGTGTTTGCTGGAACGAACGAAGGTTTTAACGAGATCTGGTGGTATTACTGCTCTAAGTCAAGCACCGCAATTGACAAGTATGTAATTTATAACTATGAGGACAAGTCTTGGTGTTTTGGCTCATTAGCGCGGACCGCGTGGCTGGATGCAGGACTGCTGAACCGACCGATAGCGGCTACATACAACCTGCGCCTTGTGCAGCATGAGGTGGGTGTGGACGACAATGAGACGGGAACGCCTGTGGCGCTTACTGCGTTTATTTCTTCGTCAGAATTTGACATTGAGGATGGCCACAACTTTGCAGAGGTTTGGCGCATGTTGCCTGACTTGACGTTTGATGGTTCTACACAGAACTCCTCTCCTGAGCTGGCAATTACTTTGTTTGGCTTGAGTAATTCCGGTTCTGGGGTCACGGCTCAAAAGAGTGGAACGGTGACCAAGGGCTCGACGTTTGTGGTTACGGAAGAATTTACGGGGCAGATAAATACGCGTGTGCGCGGGAGACAGATGATCTTGAGGGGCGAGTCTACTAAGTTGGGAACGACGTGGCAGCTGGGGGCTACGCGACTGGATTTCCGAAAAGATGGCCGTAGGTGATCTATGGCGGAACTTAATGTTAGGCCCCCTAACTTACCGTTGGCTCCTGAGGAATATCAACGTTTCTATCAGGACCAGTTAAATAACGTTTTGCG